AGAACGATCCCAGCAAAGTGAACGCATTCAAGCGTTTGCACCTGAACATATGGACCGGGACAACACAATCATGGCACGTTGCTGACATTTGGGATAGTTGCGATTTTGGTCCGGTCGATCCTGAAAAGCTAAAAGGTCGCATTTGCTACGGAGGCCTTGACCTTGCTTACGTCGATGATATGAACAGCTTTGTCATGATATGGCCGCCAACTGAAGAAGATCCTCTTTGCCATGTGGCTGCATACTTTTGGATACCTGAGCGAACTGTAATCGAAAGAGCGAAGCGACAGCACAACCAGTTCCTTCAATGGACAAAGGATGGATTAATTTTTACGCAAGCCGATGACGTGACAAACTTGGATGAATTATCTGATGACATCCTCGATCTAATCGATGGCCATCAATTTTACGCGCTTGGATACGACCGATACAGAAGTGACGCGGTAATTCGTAAATTGGAAGCGGAAGGCGTTAAGTGTTATCCATTTGCTCAAGGCGCCAAGACATTTAACTTACCGATTGAAGAATTGCAGCGAATGGTGAGCAAGCAGGAAATTAACCATGGTAATAATCCGGTGCTTCGTTGGCAGATTGGCAACGTTCAAATAAAGGAGGATAGCAACAACGGGAAATGGGTGCATAAAACAGCAAGCACTGGAAAAATAGATGGCATCGTTGCAATGCTGAATGCTGTATGTGCTTGGATGCACGAAATGGCCGGAGTGGAAGAAACAAAGCCAAAAGTGAGAGACGGTTGGACACCTTTATACTTGTGATATGAGCCCTAAAAAAACGATTTCTATAAAATTAGATATATAAAATTATTATGATAGACGCAGAAAAAGCTCAATTACTGGCAGAAGCATACCGTCAAGATAGAATAAAAGAAGTAATGTCTTCGCCAAATGTTCAACACGCACTTAACGCAATTGATGACGCGGCAAGAAATGGATTTTATCATGTATACGCTCGATCGGTTGATAAATTTGATAAATGGGAAATAGTCGCAATTGAAAGCTTAGGATTTCATGTTGAAGATGTAATGGATCTTGCAGGGCCAGCAACAAATGAAATATTGATAAAATGGGGAATGATATGAATCAGTTTAATTATAACGATGGCTTTTGGAGTAATACGCTTGAAGCGTTTCATTTTAGCGGCTATAATTATTTTATACGCATAGTTGAAGTAAGCAAGGGAATTGATAGACGCGTAAAACTTGAATACTATAAAGGAATTCCTGTAATTGATAAGTCACCAATAACAGGCGAAGAAGTAAAGATATATCCTGATTTAATTGCTATAGATGAGCAAGAAGCATGGAAAGCATGGATAGACGCACATCAGACTGATACAATGTATAATGCATTATGAGCCGATTCGATGAAATCTACAGATTGTATCAAATGGTCAGGCGAACCGGGCGGTCCTGCCGTGAAAGCTACGAAATAGCTGAGCGCGTTTACAAAAAGCGACAAGGCCAGCGAGCGTATAAAACATATAGCTCATTTAGAACTGTCCAAAGCAGAAAGCATAAGCGCAAATAAAAAACCCGGCACTCAGGCCGGGTCATTAAAGCAAATATATACTATTAATTTTGTTGCATATCAAGTTCTATTGCTTTTAAAGCATACATTGCTATAATTGCTGCTTTATTTGTGTTCCATTCATAAGCTGATACTCCAACCTTTTTTGAACACTCTATACATAACTTTATAAAATTAGCGTCATTTACAAGTTCTGCAAATCTTTTTGAAATTACTGTTGAAGTTGTCATGGCTGTTTGTTTTTGTTTGTTTGTTAGTATAAATATAAAGCAATAAAATAGACTATGCAAATAATTTATAAAAAATCTTTACATTTTTATTCTTGTAATATCTTGTTAACACTTATGTTAACAGCTACAATAGATATAACGCATTTAATCGCGTTACTTTGCAGTAAACTTACTGCATGGGTCTACTTTCGCCCATAACTAATTTATTCAAGCGACAAGGATCAATAGAAGATCCTCGAACATCTTTGCGCAATCCTGCGCAATGGCTTTCTAATCTTTTCGGTACAAAGGGACGCAATGGTCAGGTAGTAAACATGGACACGGCGATTACTGTATCAGCTATGTGGGCCTGTTGGCGTATAATATCTGAAACAGTTGCCAGCTTGTCCCTTGAGGTGCTGGAAAGTAATAATGGCGAAATCCGTCAAGCGACAGAGCATCCGCTTTACAATTTGCTGAGTCACGAGCCATCACCGCTTTATACTTCATTCACGTGGCGCGAAACAATGCAGCTTCACGCGTTGGCACATGGCACTGCCTACGCTCGCATTATCAGGAATGGCCTTGGCCAAATTGTAGAGCTTCGATTTATTCCGTCAACTGATGTCGAGGTCATTGTGCCAAAAGGCGAAAATGAACCGGTATATCGGGTTAAAGGCGAGAATAAGACATATACGTTGACCGACATTATTGCCATACCTGTGATGGCCCTGAATGGGATTGCTGGGACTGATATGCTGACCGTAGCAAGGGAAATTCTTTCGGAAGCGATAGCGGCATCTGAATTTGGTGCTAATTACCTGGGCAATGGCGCAATGCTATCCGGCATTATTACATACGAAGGAGAGCTAACACCAGAGCAGCGTCAGAACTTGAAGAGCAGCTGGAAACGCAACTACGAAGGCGCAAAAAATAGCGGATCAACCGCGCTGCTGGAGTATGGTATGAAATATACACCGATCAGCGGAACTGCGGAGGATGCTAATCTTTTGGAGATGCGTCAATTCTATGTGACAGAAGTTGCAAGGATATATAATGTGCCTCCGCACATGATTGGTGACCTGGAAAGGTCTACGAATAACAACATCGAACAACAAAGCATAGATTTTGTCCGCTACACCATCCGGCCATATATCAAGCGATGGGAGCAGGAGTTGAACCGCAAACTGTTTATGCCATCTGAGCGCAACCGTTACTATGTGCGGTTCAATTTGGATAGCCTTCTGCGCGGTGACACCGAAGCAAGGGCAGAATACTACAACAAGCTATTCCATGTAGGTGCATTGTCACCGAATGATATACGAAAATTAGAAAATATGAATCCGATTCCTGATGGGGATCAATATTTTAGACCAATGAACTTCCAGCCAATTGATCAACAAGACACAATGCTGAACAATGAGCAATAATATAGAAAGAAGGACTATGACGGTGGAGCTGCGCGCTGCCGAGGATGACAGAAGCGTCCAAGGTTATGCCGCCGTATATAACAGCGAAAGCAATACATTAGGCTGGTTCACGGAGATAATCGAGCGCGGTGCATTTACGGAAGCATTGCAAAGGTCGCCTGATATAGTGGCACTGTACAACCATGACGAAAACTATGTCCTGGGCCGCCGAGATGCAGGCACATTGTCTGTGTGGGAAGATGAGCGCGGGATGCAGTACAAAATTGATAACCTGCCCAACAGCCGGGAAGATGTACTGGAAGCAATTAAACGCGGAGATGTAAACAAATCATCTTTTGCTTTTACCATTGCTCCGGGTGGCGATCGATGGGAAGAGCGTGACGGCAAAACCATTCGGACTATCACCAAGTTTGATCGGATTTACGATGTCTCACCTGTTGTTTATCCAGCCTATTCCGATAGTTCAGTCGCTAAGCGATCATTTGATCAATGGGTAGAGCAGCAGAAAGAGCAGAGCGAAGAGCAGGAGCAAGAGCAGCTCAAAGATACACAGGAGCTAAAAGCGTTCAACGAATGGCTTGAGCGCACTTTGAAATTAAGAAAAGAATTTTTGTAATACATATAAATTGATAACAATATGAACTCTTATAATTTGCAAGAGTGGAAGAATGAGCGGGGCCGTATCTTTCAGGAAATGGAAGCAATCGGCAAAGCTGCGAATTCTGAAAACCGCTCATTTAATGCTGATGAACAGCAAAAGTGGGACACACTTGACACGAGGTTCAATGAACTTGGTGAAATGATTCAGCGTGAGGAAAAGCTGGCAAGCGAAAGAGCTAATTTCATGGCTCAGGAGCAAGCTGTTAAAACTGAGCGCAAAGAGGTTGATCCTAAGATGGCTTTCCGCAAATTCCTGCGCTTTGGAATCGATGCCCTTGACGTAGAA